TCTCCGTCGTGGTTGAAGGTCAGTGTGACAGTCTCATTAACCGCTGCGCCTGCTGCCGCTTGCGCGTCGCCAGTTTGGTAGGGGCTCGCGAACGAAACAGTGTTCGGATAGAGAACGCCTGTAACTACAAAGCCGCCAGCGGCGACTGCGTTGGTGCCGCCCTGAACGAGAGGAGCGACGCGACCGAGTTCGTCCTGAACCTGATAAGTGCCGTTTCCAACGAAGTCCGGAGTGACAACCGAAACCGTGTACTGATGCGAAGCCAGGGTGTTGCGCGAGTAAGAAGCGAATACTCCAACTGGTTCGCCCGAGGCAAGGACTGGGGCGTTGTACAGCGTAACCGTCTGCGCCAAACCGTTGAGTTGCGCGACCGCGACTGCGCCGTTCTCGAATGCCGTAAGCGGATCGGAGCCGACGTAAACCTTTATCTGGCTCGGGTCGTTGGTGATCTTGCCGTGACCGTCTACCGGGGTGTCCTGAAGAGTGAAGACCGTGTTGCGGCCATTTACCGCGCCGGATGCCGGACGGAGATAGACTCGGTCCTGCGCCAGAGTCGCAAGAACTTCGGACGGGGTGAAGTTCGCCAGTTCGCCTGCGGCGGACTTGCCGACTGCCTCGCTGACATTGTCGCCCCAGTTGACCGTGTTCGCTACCACATTTCCGCGGATGTCGAGCGCGGTGCCGAGGGTGTAGTCGACGCCCTGACGGAAGTCATCGCTATTCGGCCCGAGACCGACTTCAAGGATTGAAGCAACATTCGCGGACGGGAGCAGGTCGAACGTGTTCTGCCACGTGTTGTAGTAATAGGTGAAAGTCAGCGTGGAACCGAACGCGACAGGCTTGGCCAGGGTGACAAGACCCAATTGACCGTTGACCGCCGCGACTGCGGCATTGACGCCGTTGACCTGCGCGGTGACCAGCGCTGGGTCGTTTGTTACGACGCCTCCGTTCGAGCCGTCCGTGATCGGGTAGTTGCGGACTTGGAACAGTGTGTTGCTGCCGCCGCCAACGCCGCCAGAGTACGCTACTGCGCCGTCAACAGGCGGCGAGCCTCCGCCGACAGACAGGGTCTGCGTCGAAGCGCTTGCGCTGGCGGTGATAAATCCTCCATCCAGAGTCGGGATGCCTGCGCTGATCAGGGTGGCAAGATTTTGGACTGTGCGGATCACGTCGCCCGGCTTGCGGATATTGATCGCAACCTCGTCGCCGCTGGTGAAAACCGCTTGCGCATCGGGCACGCCCTGGCCGCTGCCGCCGTCCACGAACTGAACCGTGACCAGGTTGCCAGCTTCGCCGGGATTCGTAAGGCTCAATGCAAGGACAGTGGGGTTTGGCACGGTCGCGGACGCCTGTAGAGCGCCTGTATTGTCAACCCACAGCTTCGCGTACTGGGGGACCTGCGCGGAGTCGTCCTCAAGCGTGACGAGCGTGTCGCCGCGCTTGAAGGAGTAAGTGATCGTCAGGTCGGTCCCAGCAGGGATGATTTCCTGCGTGACGAATGCGCCGGTAGCGCCGTTCAAGCTAACCACGGTGACAGGAACCGCGTCGCCGCTCGGGTAGATCGCCTGCACCTGAACCTTGGAAGGATCATTCGTGACCACGCCCTTGCCCGCGCCGTTAGTGACAGGATAGAAGGTGGTCTGGAAATTCTGCGTCAGGCTGGAAACTTGGTCGGAGATGTTTTCGTTGACCGACTGGTCGTCCTGCACCGCGGAGGAGCCGCGGAACAGCTCAAAATTGTTGGTCTGGAAAAACTGCTGTCCTTCGCCGATGATGACAGGGATGCGGGCGGTTCCAACGGCCGTTGCCGTGTTGGAAGTGAACACCTCCTTGGTGTAAACACCGGGCGGCGCGTAGCTTGTGAAAAGTGCCATAGTTTCCTCGTTAATAAGGACGTTCAATTAAAGCCGTTGAAAGTCCAAAAATGTGCTGGTTACTCGTGCTTGCCGACGAACGGCTTGGTCTCCGTGCCCCTCGTGCCCACGAACTGAAGCTGTTTGTCGGTGGGCTTGAACGTCTTTCCCGCGTCCGCGGACTCCAGCCCAGTCTTGCCTGATTCGCGGCGAATCTTGTCGCGCTGGGATTTCTTGTCGAGGATGCGCTCCCAACGGGTGTTTGAGTCCTTGCCGATTGCCATGTCCTGAGTCATGTTCGACATCCCCCCGGTCGCCACCGCTGGCGCGACAAGGATGATGAACTCGGACTCGCCGCCGCAGCGCGGGCAGCTCAGCGTGTCAGGAAGCTCGGCGTGCACGGACTGGATGTGCTCGTGAACGACGCCGCAGCCCTGGCATTGGAAGTCATAGGTAGCCAATTGAACAGCCTCCACTGAAAGGGGGTTGGAAAGTCCCTTTTTTAGCTTGGCTATTTAGATATTCTTTGTGCCTGCACGCCTTGCAGTAAGATCGAACACCGAGTGGTCTTTTTCCGCTACGGTCGAAATTCTTGATTGGCAAAAATTGCTTATGTCCAGAGCACCACGCTGTGCCCGCTGGTCTGGCGTCAGACCTGATACCTGTTGCCAGAGTTGCCAAATAGGCTAGTCTTTTCTGACGCATTCCCTCTTTCGTTTTTGATGTGTGGTGTCTTCCTTTGTGCGATGGAACGTAAATCGTCCCATAGTTGCCTTTCGCCCTCCGTGTAGCTACCCGCTTGGCGATTAGCCTTGGGTCTTGATTAGAGCCTTTCGGCGGCCACACTATCCCGTTCTTACGGCGAGTTTCCATGATCTTACTCACAGTGTCACGAGATCGCTTCTTTCCTTTCCAATAACGAGCGCTGTTCTGCCTGCATTTCCTGCGGGACTCTTCAGAATGGGGTCCAGTGAAGCCCTCCCCGCCCCTACAGATGTTGTAGCCGTACTCGGGGTTTTGGGAGCGGAGAAACGCTATGAAGTTTTTCTCGTGCTGGTCCAGCTCGGAGCGGGTCTGGACGTCGGAGAGGAGGGCGTGGATGCTCCATGCTTCCTTGGAATGCTTACGCATGGAGTTGTAAAGGTAGGAACCCCTACCATGCCCTTTTCTTTTTAATTCATACCATGCTTGAGACAACTTTTGCTGAAGATATTTCTTCAGGTTGCTGCCCTTGTGCTGCCCTACGTAGTACTTCCCCGTCGCGCGGTTGACAATGAGATAGATGAACATCCCGACCTCCACTATTTAATACCGTGAAAGTCAGAAAGTTTAGGGGTCATCGGTAGCTTGGAATAAAAATCTCGGAGCCTAGAGCTTTCATTCGTGGCTGAAGCTGAATCTTCCCCAAGAAATCGGTCTGCCCCGCCCCTCCGGTGATCTCAAGGCTTACGAGGCGGTCAATCAGAGGCACATAGACCTTCCAGTCGGCGGACGCGGTGATCGTGAGCGTGTAGACGTAGCTCGGCGAGGTCGCGCTAAGGTCGCGAGCCTGCCCGACATAGCTGCGCGTGATCTCGAAGATCGTCAAGCCGTCCGCCTCGGTATCCGTGCGGCGCATGATGAGCAGCTCGCGCTTCAGCATCTCCGAAAGATCGGACGCGGTCTGGAGATCGTTCGCCTTCACCTCCAGCGTGAAGGAAAGGTTCTCCTTGGAGCCGAAGACTTCGTAAGTTTCTGTCATGCTTGGGCTTACTATGACGGCGCATTGGTCGCCCACGACCACGTTGTCGCCGATTGCCAGCCTGAGCCCAGCTAGGATCGAGGTCCGCTGCCCATCGACGAGCAACGGGTTGCCCGCGGACGTTTGCGCGACGCCTTGCAGCGCCGAGGGATCGGCGCTCATCACATACGACGCGCTCACGGGTGCCATCGCGCCGTCCGGGCCGGGCTTGGCGTACTCGATGGTGTTCGGATCGACCTGAACGAGGTTGTTGATTTCCCACTTCTTCGCGCATGCCTTCATCTGCCCAGAGTCGATGCGGACTTCCCAGCGCATCCAGTCGCCCGGCTGGAGGAGCTGCGGGATCAGGAGCGAGCCGTCTGGCTGCGCCGTGGGATTCGTGAAGGTGCCTGCCGGGGTATGGATGAAGACCTGGTTCGGTGCCAGCTTCTCGTTTCCGGTCAAAGCGACCTGAAGGTAGTTCTCGGGCATGATCCCTATGCTGCTGTAGGGATTGACTTTGACCACCATGTTCGCGGTGATCGTGGAGCCTGCCGGGGTGTACGCCGACAGCATCACCCACTGCGGCCCTTGGAAGGTGTAGTCGAGTCCGGGGCGCAGGACGTAGCCGTCCTGGTCGCTTAAAGTCACTGAAAGATAAGGACTTGGGATATTGGCGAGCTGGGAGCCCGAGACCGTTTTCTGGATGATGACGGCGCTTTCCGGGCGCTGGTACCAATAGTC